GTGACTTGATCCGCATAGGATGCGGCCGAGCGGACATTGTGGGCGGTATCGGTTTCCTCCATGTAGGCAGAAAAATCGATAACGTCAGCTTTGAGTATGTGCGCCATTTGCGCCCCCCTTCAATGTCAGAATCCACGGCGCTTTTTCCAGCGCCTCGTTTTCAAGCCGGATACGCTCATCGGTTTCCTTTTTCGTCCGGCAAATACTTGTCCTTGCGTACTCGAACTGCTCCGCCCAGCGAATTTCGCCGATGTCATGCTGACCCCACAGTGGATGCCATTCATAGCCAAGATCAATACCGTACTCGCCACACAGCACCAGCAAGCGGCTGGCGTACCCCTTCATTTTCTCGATTAAATCGAGAAAAGTTTTACAGTCTTCCGGCGAGTACAAGGTCACATCCAAGCCGATGAATGCTCGAAAGTCATCCGTTGCAAGGCTACCCACGGCGACAAGCTCCATGTCGGCAAAGTCACCGGCATAGACCGGCTTGCGGTAGGGTATCCCGACGTTCACCCAAAGCGAATTCGGGCGCTTTCCGGCTTTACGCATGGCGATCAGGGTTTGGATTCCGTAGATCACAGCGCCCCCTGGAAAATCGACGCGCCTTCTTTGCCCGCAAGTTTTGGCGGAACATACCAATCCGCCCTAAATCCCTGCCAGTTCCGTTCTACGGAAATTCTCAAGGCGTCTTCAAGGCTGATATTCGCCTTAGCCGCCTCCCTGCGAATTCCAGCCATGCCGCTTTCGGTTACCGGCGCTTTTTTGGCTTTTCGCACCGTCAGAAAATCAGCCCACACTGATTCCGATACGTCATCCGGTTTTCTGAATGACGGTTTTTTAAGAGAATTGTCGCCGACTGGCGACGGTAATGTTTTTATTTCTGTTTCTGTTCCTGTTCCTGCTTCTGGCTTCGTAGGGGGCTTGTAAGGGGCTTGTAAGGGGCTTGCTATTTTTACAGTTATCCACAAGCAAAAATGACTCCCTATATTTTTCAAAGAATCCAGTCTTTATGTGGCCTTCAGGCATGTTTTCATATAACTTTTGAATGCCTGAAACACGCCTATCCGCAGGCTTCAATTGTTCGTCAATCTGGAATTTAGCCATTTCATGCACCCATACCGTTTCGGTATCTTCATCATAGGTGCAAAAACCCCCTTCACAAAGAGTTTTAAGCCCCTTGGTAGCCCCTTCTATGGGGCATCCTATTTCGTGTGCAATGTAGATAATGGGACAATGAAATACGCCGATCATGTTAGCGTGAGGTGACGTCATCAGATACACGGCGACCAGTTGCGCCTGCATGTCGCCACGTAAAGATTTACCGGTTTTTCCAGTCCAAAACTGACCAGATACTTTTGAATAGTCACGCATGGCTTGCTCCGCTCATATCCCGCACTCCTTCGCCAGCCTTTTCATGGCCGCCTCATATTCAGAATGGGTGGCGTCTTTGTGCATGGCGATCCATGCCGCCTTCCTTGCCTCGTAAAGCTTGGTAATTTGGCGAATTCAGTGCCCCGGGNCTCGCATATGTTTTGCTACAGCACATACATTTGTACGACAGCGTACAGACATGCGAGATGGACTGAAATTAAAGTAACGCTCGCGGCTTNNTTTACCGTATGTATTGGATGGACTGAAAAAAAATGTTCATTGCAAGCCTCCCGCAAGCCTGGGTCATAGGGCCGGGCATCTGGAGTGGGCTTGCGTCACTCCAGCCGACTGCGCAGTCGGTGCCCGATTGATCGTGGTCACTTCGCCGTATCACCAGCGCCGAGTTTTTTGCGTTTCTTGTCCTTGCCGAAAACATCAGGCCGTGCCAGTTTCAGGTACATGAGCTGCGCCTTGGGGATTCGCCCCCTGGCGCGCCATCCAGAAACAGACGGTGGTCTGATTTCGCACATCCGCGCAACTGCGCTTGTGCCCCCGAGTGCGTCAATGATTTGATTTGTATCCATGAGTGTAGTATAGTATGAACTAATTGATAATTCAATAGTACCAGCGAAAGGGGATATATGCAAGAGATAACCATTGACGCCACTTTACAGGCGCTCATCCCGCCAATGGGCGAAGAAGAGCGGGCGATGTTGGAGCAGAATGTTTTAGAGCATGGATGCCGCGATCCACTGGTGACTTGGCGCGGCGTGTTGCTGGATGGACACAACCGATACGCGATATGCCAGAAACATGGCATCGAGTTTCGCACCATTGAAATGGAGTTTGACAGCATCGAACAGGCCCGCGTCTGGATGCGTAATAACCAGTTGGGGAGACGCAATCTGACGCCCGCGTGGCGCTTGGAGCTTCAACTGGCGAACAAGGATGACTTGGCGAAGATAGGCGCGGTGAAAAGGGTTGAGTCAAAGATAGGCAACAAGAATGCCGCAGCGGACAAAACATCGTTATCACAGATTGATAACGATGAACCCACGGAGTCAAAGCACAACACGCAGGCCGCCATCGCCAAGGCTGCCAATACCTCAACAGGCATGGTCGGCATGGCCGAAGTGGTACGCAAGAAAGCGCCAGACCTTTGGGAGAAAGCAAAGGCTGGCGATACAACGGTCAGCGCCGCATACAACAAGATCAAGAAGCAAGACGAAATATCCCAGAGGCATGAAGCTATTACCGCGCAAACAGTCGAGGAGTCGAAGTCCACGCCAAGCCTGATTTGGCATCGAGACGCCATCGAATGGTTGGCAGAAATTGAACCCATTGACATGCTTTTGACTGACCCGCCGTACTCGACGGATGTTGAAGACATCGCCGCGTTTGCGCAGTCATGGCTGCCGCTTGCGCTGAGCAAAGTTAAGCCAACTGGCCGGGCATTTGTTTTTGTCGGCGCGTACCCGGGCGAGCTACAGGCCTATTTGAATGTTGCCTTGCCAGAGCAGGTGCTGGTTTGGACATATCGCAACACGCTTGGCCCATCGCCGAAGTTTGGTTATAAGCTCAACTGGCAAGCCATCCTGTATTACCAGATGCCAGATGCGGCACCGCTCGACTGCCCGGTGATGCTGGAACAGCTTTCTGTGCAGGATATTAGCGCGCCAGACGGCAGGCTCGGCGACCGCTATCACGCTTGGCAAAAACCGATGGAGATTGGCGAGAGATTCATTCGGCACGCAACCCGACAAGGCGACACGGTAGCCGATCCGTTTGCCTGCACTGGCACATTTTTGCTGGCAGCATCGAAGCTGGGTAGGCATGGGATCGGCTGCGACATCAGCGCAGAACACATCGACATCGCAGTTGAGAGGGGATGCCAGCGTGGCTGATTGGAAGGCCGACCTGTCTAATAGCAGTCGCGCCTTTCTCGACTGCGTTTGGCCAGTCATCAACGAGAAATGCGGTGGCGGGAATATCAAGCCTGTCGAAGTGTTGCACGACAACGATCTGGCAAAAGACCTGGACATCCTTTGCGGCATCGATGTCTGGCAAACTATCGACGGCGAAGGCGCGCGAGGAATTGCAAGCAGGGTGCAGTTTGGCCAAAAGAATTGGCAGACGTTCACGATTCGGCGAAGCCGGTTTAACGGATCACGTACCGAATATGACAAACGACTCGAAGCCATCCAGTCCGGCGGGCGGTTCATTTACCCCTACCTGACCTGCCAAGCCTACGTGCACGACGGCGCGCTGGTTGGCGTTGGCTTGGCGAAAACGGTGGATATTTTTTCGCTGATCGAGCGCGAAAAGGCGGCAGGTAGAGCCGCAGAAAAAGCAGGGCGCGGGGCCGTGTGGATCAATAAAACCACGAATGCCGACTTCTACTGCGTGCGGTTTTCAGCCGTCGAGAATTGTTGGACGGGCTGAAAATAATTTAGCCCAGCCTATTGACAAGCATTTTAGCTTGCCCTAATATGCAGCTATCTGGCGCGGCATCGGGCTGTGCCAGCAGACAGGAGACAGGCATGGACATTGNNACGGCACGCAAATTCATCGCCGACTTTTTTTATTACCTTCGCCGAGGCTATGGCTTTCGCAAGGCATGGCGGCTGGCCAGGGTGACGCTGTAATTTATTGGGAGAAAAAATGAGCACAGCACTTGTATCGCTGACCGGGAAATTGGCACAGCGTTTTGATATGGATAGCTCGCCGGAGTTGCTTGATACGCTGAAA